TGCGTAATTTCCTCAGTAGAACGGGCGCTAAAATAACTCACCTCGTCATCAAGGGTTTCCCGAACCAAACCCCTTTCAGGGTTCATCTCAAGGTCATCAGCCGCCCTATTAAGAATATCGCGGGCACCCTGCACCTCAGGTCCACCAGGCACCTCCAGATTCGCACTGCGGCGAAGTAAGCCAGCAATGCCACCCGCCACACCACCGAGGGCAGCACCGCCCACGGCGGTAGTCAGGATGGCACTGATAGCATCCGAAACCTCATACGGCGAACCTATTTCGTTCTTGTGTTTGAACACCAAGGGTTGAATAGCAAGTTCCGTAGCAGCCCCTATAGCGGCCTCTGTGGCGGCGATACGCCCAACCTGCGCCATCGTACTAAGCCCGCGCAGAACGCTGGCAGGCGCGCCCAGAGGAAGTGTCACAACGTTCAGAGGGTCAAGCATGTACCCGGTCATCGAACCAACAAACTGGGCCAAACCATTACCCCTTGCAACCACATCCTCACTGTATGCCCTGCGCTTGGCTAGCAGGTCACGGCGCTCAGTGAATAGCTGAAGGTCAGTTTTAATAGCCCCATCGGTCGCCAGAGAAATGGCATCGTAATCAATAACACCAGTACCATCCTGATACGGGCGGACATCAAACCCGCCGTCCACCATATCCTTAAGGGTGTTTTCCCTGTCGCGGTAGCCTTGGGTATTCAACATTGAGGAGCTTGACATTTCCTCATCCGCAACCGTCCCGAAAGACGCAGCAAACACCTCACCGAAAGAGGTTTCAGATTGCGTCAGCGGGTCATGGTCACCGTACTGGTTCCGTATATCCTGAACACCTTGGGAATAAACAAAAGTCACATTGACATCCCACGGTTTGCACCAATGTTGCTGGGTCGCCACTGACGTTTTTGGCGACTTTGGGAAAACTCTGTTGCTTCCTGCCCCAGTGCCTGCTGGTCAGTGTACTCAAGCCGCAGGGGAACTAGCTCACCCGTTTCGGGATTAACCGTCATCAAGCGATTATTGTTATAAATTATTTCGTAGGTGTTGTTATCCACAGCCCGCCAGCGTGACTCTTGGATAATCTCAGCAGCACGCCCATCCGTATACCCAGGAACGCCACCCGCCAAGCGAACCTGTTCAGCACTGAAGGTGTCCACATAGTCCTGCATAATTCCGGCATCTGTGCCACGGGGGATGCTAGTGTTAAACCCATTCACCTGGCCAACAGGGGCAACCGCAGCCAGTGCCTCCTCGTAAACACCAAGGTCAAAATCACCCTCCGCGCCAGTGGGGGAAACCTGCGCATAGTAGGCATTGGCAGCATCCACTACCGCCTGCATGTTCTTCGTATCGTAAACGTCGCCTAAGTAATCATAGGCGGCAGTCATCGTATCCTTCTGTGTCGGGGGGACAGATAGCTTATTTTCAAGCCGCTTCTGACCCTGTAGGACAATGTTCGAAAGGTTGGGGTCACCCGTGGCACCCACCAAGGCAAACACCGTAGCGCCCCCCTTGGACAACTGTTCCCATACCTCGGGCGTACTTTCAAAGGTACTGGTCAGCGCAATCTGGTCAGCCACCGACATGGCGGGAATGGACGCAGCGATAGCATCAGCCTCACCCTGAGCCATCGGGGAAACAGGAATCCCGTAGTGCCGGGACATAAACTGGGCCTGTTCCTGCCTAGCCTCCCATGTCGAAGGGTCAGCAAGGTTCAGGGGGATGAACTCAATCAGCCCCTGCTTAACACCAAAGGCATAGCCCTCATCCTGTACACCTTGGGCAATCTTTGCGTTAGCCGCCACGTAGGACGCATAACGCGCCTGGTTATCAAGGGTATCGCTTCCCTCCAGCGCCTGTAGCTCAGCCGCCCTTTCGTCCACAGGTTTCAGCGCATAGACCTCGGTATCCAGCCGCAGGTCAAGGGCTTCGGCGTATGGAGTACCTGCCACATCAACCTTCACATCAGCCAACTGCGCAGGGCTTACCTCGCGCCCAGACTCAACCGCAGACACATAGTTCTGATAGGAGTCTTTGGCTATCTCATTGGCATCACCGCGAACCACACCCTGCCTGCGGTCAATTTCCCCCCGCACGCGGTTGGTCATCACCTGCTTTGTCTTTTCATCGACATTGAAGGCAGCGCGGGCTTCAGGGTCTGTCAGGTCAGACAGCAAACCCTCAAGCTCAGCATCCGAACCCGTGTTGACAATCTGGTTTCCGACAACCTGAAACTCTTCGGCATCACGGTTGTTCCGTATCTTCTGAATCTCAAGCTCTAAGGCTTCCGGTTGCCCATCGTACAAACCAGAAGCCCGCAGTAGTGCCTCTGCCGTATCCCACTGGCCATTTTGTAAGGCAGTGTTCACAGCCGCCCGCTGTTCGTTCTGGTTAGCCCGCCTAGCCTGCTCAGCCGCCACCTGTCCCTCACGCTCAAGAACAGCCAATTCCTCAGAGCGCAGCTTGTTGTCTAGCTGTTGGCGGTCAGGGCCATACTCAATCCCCTGTAGATTCCGCTGGCGTGATTCGGATAACTGACGCTCCAATACCTGCGGATACCACTGGTCTTTCCGCAGAAATTGCTTGTCAGTGGTGTCAATATCCACCCCGTACTGACTGGCTATCTCATCAGCCTGCGCCGCAGTGATGGTGTCGTAATTGTCCATCTCCCGGCGAAAGGCAGCGTTCTCCTCGTTGTAAGCCGCCAACGCTTGGGTGGACACAAAGTTCCTACGCGCCTCGGCTACCTGTTGCGCACCACGCAACACGGTGGTCACAATATCCCTGCGCTGTGCCGCCTCATTCACCGCACGCTGGGGTGATTCGGATTGGGGGGTACTAGCCGCGCTGAAGGTTACGCCCTGTAATCTCATCTAGTCACCCATCAAAACGGTATATAGCCAGCATCACCTGGCATGTCTGTTGAACCAAATGCCCCAAGGCTGCGATTGGAACCCTTGTACACATAGTTGGGCTTCTTGAATGCGCCACCCGCATACGCCGCACCGATAGCTGTCAGGCCGCCAATGGCTTGGCCAATCCCCGCTGTTTGTATTTGTGTGGCAGCAGCCTGCCCGCCCTTCTGCACCAGGTTGGCGTTCTTCAGGTCAGTGCCAAAGTCCCAATCTATTTGACTGCGGTACTCAGCCTCTACCGCACTACGGTACCTGTCCATAGAACCACCTGCCACGTTGCTGGCGGCCGTTTGGGCGGTCATCATGCCTGTCTGCAACCTAAGTTCTTGCATCCGTCTACGGCGGTTCTCGCGGGCTGTACGGCGCATCAGGCGGGCTTGGTCTTTCGCCAGTTCCTTGGCCTCATCCTCACCGCCACCGCCAAGGAAACCACCGACAGCACCAATGACGCCACCAACAACAGCACCAGGAGCGCCGCCAAACTGCGCACCAATCGCGGCACCCTGTCCGGCGCCACCTATCGCACCTGTCAGGCGGGAATCAGCCATCAACCAAACCCTCCACGGTATCTAGCCACGGTATATTTGTTGGAACCCAGTTCCTCAGGCCCGCCCTGCTGGCCATCCCTTGCAGCCGCCTCACGCAGCTTCGTCTGGTAAAGGTTCCACATATCAACTTGTAACGCACGGTTCTCAGTCAGGGGTATACAGGCATCTGCCGCCAGTCGTGCCGCCAGCGCTTGTACAAACAGGCTGGAGAAATGACCAGGGTCTTCAATCCGCTTCAAACCCCACACGTAGATAGTGGCATCATCAGCCAGTATCTTATTGCCCTCACGCCGCCAACCGGTAGACACCTGCCAGTAGCTAGGCTCAGAACCATTTACACTACGCCACACCCGGTAGACAGCCAGCCAGTCACTGGGGATGTCGTGGCTGTACTGGGCACCAAACGGGTCTAGTGCAGCAGTCACAAACGTGTCACGGGCAGTGGCAAACGTCCACATCCTTTCCTCAAGCACCGCGTCCCTGAGAAATGGGTAGTTATTGCGCATCCATTCCGCCGTTGCTGAACGGTCATCCAGCGAGCTAATGGGGTCTTGCCCCAGCCAAGTCAGCGCCTGGTTACAGATGCTGACCTCACTGACCATTGGGCCATTACTAGACATTGGAACCCTCCAGTATTGCCAACCTGTCCTCAAGGGACGTTAGCCTGTCGCGCATCCTGACGTTCTCGGATGCAAGGTCTTGTATTGCGTTCACCAGCACAGGCACAACCCGGCTCTCTTGAACCGTCAAGTAACCCTCCTCCGCAGCAGGCACAACAAGCTCAGGCATAATCTCCTCAACTTCCTGCGCTATGTATCCCCACCGGCCACGCTCACCATCAATAATGTCAAACGTGCAACTGCGAAGCTGGACTATCTCCTGAAGCCCGTACTGAAGGGTCTCGATGTTCTCCTTCAGCCTGCGGTCAGAAATGGGCGGGTTGAAAGCGGTAGCATAGTGCGGGTCTGATGGGCTATTCACAACCTCGCAGTTAGCTTGGGCATTCAGGTAAATGCCAATAGTGGACATCTGGATGGTTCCACCGTTGGATGACAGGGTGAGACCACTACCACCACCAGGCACACTGGCATAGCGTATCTGGTGCGAGGCATTGGGGATGTTGATTGCCACACCACTACCGCACCACAAGTCACCACCCGACACTGTAAACCTATCAGTAGTGTTGACAGATGCGCGCCCGTTGAGTGCGTTTATGATGTACTCAGCACTGCCCTCTGTGCCTAGCCGCGCTGACAGCCCGGTAAGCTGAACCGTGCTATTCGCCTGCATGGTCAAAGAGCCGGGGAGTGATGTCGCGTTGTAGTCGAGTGCGATGCCGGAGTTGGTGGATATATTGGACGAACCTAGCGTCATGGTCGCGCCGTTTTGGGCGGACAACTGCAACTCAGCACCGTTATGCGACTGCAACCGGGCGATATCATCAATGCCCATGGCCAGCGACATTTGCAACTCATCAGCATTGGAGCGGTCAAGCCATTCAACAGTGATACCCGAATCAAGTTCCGTTGCACCGTAGCCGATAAAGTTTGCGCTGGAGTCCTTGAACCGCCAACTGTAGTCCGCCAGTGAGGGGGTGGTTTCACCGACAGCAAACTGTATCTCAGTGCCCGTCTGTTCCCACATCCGCAATTTAGTGGATGCGCCACCGTCAATCGTGCGGTCAAGCACAGCGTCTAGGTTGCCTGAGTCAGTGCCCCAGCCCATGCCCGTCCCCGTGCCTTCCTGGTAAACAACACCGTAGGAACCCAACCCTGACTCAAAGCGGATGTCGCCCTGCATGGTCTCAGAACCGTCACGGGCCAAGCCGTCACCAGGGCCACCGCCGCCAACTGCGTCAATAGTGACTTCATTGGCACCTGTGGTGATAGTGACGTTGGATGAACCAGCGCGAAGGGTGCGAAACTGTAGCTCCCCATTCACCTCCTGACTGAACACCAAACCCTCACCGGCACCAATGTTGGTAGCGCCGTCAATGTCGCCACCGCCACCACCGCCACCTGTGCCGCCAGTGTTCTCCTGGTCAATAAGCGTTAGTTTATCCAGCGCAAACTCATTCGACTCAGCCGGGAAATCCGAATATGGCTGAAAGTCCACCAACTGAGTCTGGTCAGTGCTGCGGGTGATGAGTACGTTGACAGTGCCCGCCGTATGGGGGTCATTGAACGTAATTTGGCCACCGTCATAGATGGGAGCACTGCCGTTGTAAACAATCGAGATATTGCTGGCCGGGGTCTGAACCCCATCAGCGTCCACCTCAAAAACGTACACCGTCCCCGTAATCGCCTGAAAGTTGAAGTTATACACCCGCGAAGGGTTAATCGGGCGTAGCTCAGGGCTGTAGCTAGAATTAATAGTCATACTGAATTACCTGCTACCTTGCCAAATACGCCGATTACCTCAGTGCGAACTGGCAGATTCTCCTCAATGGTTATTACTTGGGTTTCATCGCTGCCGAGATTAGCCACTTCGTTATAAGCGATTATATCTCGGGGTTGGCTGATATTCATACTGCTTATAGGACTACGGTCATCAGGCCGCTCCCCGTTTATAATGGGGCGGGAACTGTTGATACAAGCCACTGAAATCTTTGGATACCGCTTCTTGCTGGACGGGTCTGAAGTCACCAAAGGCATAGTCCGCAGGCGGGCAGTCATCGCCAGCCCAGCATTGAACCACGTGATATTACGGGGGACGCCCGGGGCCTTCTCATCCACCGTCACCGAACCGCCCGATACCTGGTAAGTCCCAAGGAAGGCACCATCGCCCACCACCTGCACATACGCGCCCTCAAGGTGGTCAAGCCCTGAGATAGTCGGGGAGGCTGGGTTATTCACCCCAAGAACCCCGCTGTTCAGGTATGTCTGTTCCTCACCGTCATACCACCTGTTTATACCCTCGATGGTAATCTTCCAAACCCCGTTAATCCTGCGCCGAACAGCCAACATGAGGACATCAGCGCCCGTGTCATCAGGAAGAATACAAGCATCAATAACCGGGTCGTTCAGGCGGATACGCGACCACCCCAAAATGTTGGCGTTGGTGTCATAGTGCAGGAGCGCCAGTTGCCCATCACCCCGGACAACCACAGCCATTTGTTGCGGGTTGCGCATACGGATAATCCGGCGGATACCCGAATCGAACAGGGTCGGATGCTGTAGTCCAAGGTCAGGCGATACCCAGCCAGCGTCCTCATCCACGTACTGCATCGCCCTTAGTTTTCTGCCAGCTTCACCAGCGAACAGGGCAAAGCTACCAAACCCTGCAGGCTGAACCCTTGAGCTGCCGTGTGTGGACTGCATGAATATCCCCAAATCATTCGGGGCAAACACGTTGTCTGACGTAGCCGCATACTCCATCGACTCAGCACCAATCAGCAGTGATTTCTGGCCAAACACCCATTGGATAGGGCTGCGGTAAATTGCAGTGAAGTCTACCGAGTCAGCCGCATCAGGCACCTCACCGCTTTCCGGGTCAGTGAAGGCAAACCACCTACGGGACTCAGTAGCCCAGACGTTCTCACTGTTCGTACCAGTCGGACTGTCAGCTACCTCAAGGTTGCTACCCGCCAACACCAATCGACCCTGGTAGCTACTACAGGCCGCAGGATAGCCCTGCGTGTCCCACTGCCACTGCTCATAGTGCTGTGTCACCTCATCGGTGAATATCGGCCTAAGCTGGTACTCAGAACCCGTGAATATCAATTCTTGGGGAGGGTGGTTGCCGTGGGTAAAGACTACCTGCTTGCCGTAGAGATTCCCCTGACTGCTATCGGGATACGGGGATTGAACAAACTGGATATCGTCTAGCTCGCTTTCCAGCCAAGGGATAGTCCCGGTAACAACATCAGGAACCACAGCCACAGCCACGGGTGCGCGGATGCCTAGCTGGTTAATAAGGAAATTGGGGGTACTGGCAGTATCCTTCTCATCATCGCGGGTAGCCTGGAACCAGAACCGGACGTAAAACACCTGTCCCGCCAAGTAGGAACCGCCGATATTCAGGATGGCCGCAAATGACTGCCCCACTTGCAGGTAATCCAAGTCCTCTTCATAGAACAGCGTCCCACCACCATTCGGGGCATCACGTATCTCAATGCGGGCAATCTTCTCATCCTCAGGATTACTGCCCACCGCAAAGTTATTGGCATACTGCAAATCCACCTGAAGCAGCACACCGTTCGGCGCGTCCTCAGGTATCGGATTACACTCGTTCTCCATTGAGCAAGTAGTCAGCACAGCCTCAGACTGGCTGATTCGCGCTGTACCGGAGAACCTGCCGGGGATGATAGTCCAGCCCAGGTTGTCGCCACCAGCCGCCACCTCGCCCTGCGGCTCCATGTCCCACGGGAAGAATGTTGAGCGACACTGGTAGTTGCTTGTAACATTTTTCCAGCTAGTGCCACCAGACACTATGTCATCGTTGATACCCAGACCAATATCATCAACTACCCGCATTTGGCCCTCAGTAATCTCAACCAAGGCTTGTGTGTTTCTAGGGGTGTTGTACGGGATAATCCGAACCGCCGTGTCACTGTTGGGTACGGTGTAGACATACCTAGTTCCCGGCGTGCGGATGGCGGAACCCTGCAAGCCCGGATAGAAGTTTTCACATTCAAGCAGGGCGCTCCGAAAACCGGGGTCAGACTCCTTCATAAAGAGTCTGAGTCCGACTTCGCCCGCGCTGAACGAATCTTGTATACGCTCCCACTGCGGCATCAGTAAATCTCCGTGCTATAATGCGTGACTTGGGGGCGGCAACCCCCAGTCACTATTCCAATCAGCTTATGGAGAGCCTCATGGAACTGACTCAATCTTACCTTAAATCCGTCCTGCATTACTGTCCTGATACTGGGGTTTTTACTAGGCTGGCAGGACAGGGCGCGAGGTGCGGTTCCATCGCAGGAAGCCTCTAGCGGGGATATTACCGAATGATGATAAAGGGGCGCGTCTACACGCTTCATCGCCTCGCCTTTCTGTATATGACGGGTGACTGGCCGAAGCAGGGCGTTGACCACATCAACGGGAACCCCCTGGATAATCGCTGGGAAAACCTGAGAGATGTGAGCCAAAGCGAAAACATGCGCAACGCCTCTAGAAGTAAGCGCAACGCCAGCGGAGTGGTGGGGGTTGCCTGGGACAAAGAGGCTAGAAAGTGGCGCGCCTCTATATACCACGGCAAAACAATCCACCTTGGCAGGCACGACGACTTCTTTGAGGCGTGCTGCGCTAGAAAGTCTGCGGAGGTTGCTCATGGTTTTCATCCGAATCATGGGAAGCGTTAGTTGTCTTGCGTATCTCTACGCATATCAAGCAGGCTTCCGCCTCAGTCTCCGCATCACTGCCCGCAACACCGCCCAGCGTGGCCAGTACGAATATGATAACAATAGCCTCTATGATGGTCATTAGGTCACCAGGTAAAGCACCGCACACCAATACGCCGCCCACCGCAAGGGGGTCAGGTAGAACGTAGTCCGATACGTGTGCTTGTACATCGTAGACAGGAGGCCGCTGGCATTGTGCAGCGCCCGCAGGTAATCACCCCGCCGAATATCCGCCCGTGTCTCAGGAATGTCCGACCTCCGCCACTCAGCGAAAGTAAGCCGCCAGCCCTCAGCCACCTTTTCCCAGTTCTTGGCTATTCCGTCACTCATCATCAAGCGCCCTTTGTTTTCTTTCAATACGCCTCAACCCCGCCTCAATGGAACCCTTCCGGCCCACCTCATGCGGGGTCAAGCCCTCATTTTTCTCTTTCTCGTTCAGCCAGTACAGGTCAGCCGCGCGGTCGTCCTCTACCACGCCCAGCATCACCTCCAGCGCAGCCGCCACCGTGCCGCTAGGCTCGTGCTGAGCGTCAACATATCCCCATATGGCAATCAGGGTGGCTATGGCACCCAATGCCCACGCTACCGTTTCCCTGCCTGCCTTGTTAATCATTGCTTGCTAAACCTCGCCATAGCCGCGTCAGCAATCTGGCCTATCTTGGGGGCCGCGAAGTAGAAACCGAGTATCAACATCACCGCGCCCGTCATTGCGTCATTTCGCTCATCAAGGATGGCGATAGATTCAAGTAACCGGGCGTTGAGTGACGCGTCAACCCAGACAGCGCCGAGTCCCAAAACAGTGGACAGCATGTACATGAGTAACCAGACCCCCGTAACTGACAGGGCAATGACCCGTCGAGAAAGATTCTGGCCTTGTGTGTTTGCCATCCACTCGACAACCATTGTTCGCACTTCACTCCGGTCACGCGCCGTGTCCTCCGCCTTCTCAGCGTCAGTGTAGAACGCATCGTCCAACAGGCGCTCCCCCGTGGAGATTACCTGTTCGACCGCGTTATCAGTGCCAAACAGCTTACCTAGCCAGCTCATCACTGCCTCTTCGCTTCACCCACCCCAGCCCAGCCAGTGCCGACAGGAACAGCCACGCCGCAGGGGGCAATGGAACCTCGTTCGTTTCCACCTCATACACGCACCCATACGAAGGACTCACCGCAATATCGCACTCAGGCTCAGCAGGAGGGAACACCGGAACAGGGCGCGTAGGGGGCACCCACAGGCCGCCGTACAACAATTCCGCATACGGTACCGTGTAGTAGCTGTAACGCTGGAAATGGTTGTACTCGCCGTCTGGTAAAGCCTGGTCGCCTGCGTAGTCATCAGGCCACCGAACATCAATAGTGGACGCACTCACACACATACTGAGCGTCATCATCAGGCCAACCAGTACCAGCCCGCCAAACAGCGTTACACTTCCTTCCAGTCTGTTCATCGCTTATCCCACCTCGCTTTTCCGTGTCGTGTGTCTATGTGTATCCATGTCTTGTAGATGCCAATGCCCCCAAGTCCAAGCCCCTCAACATATTCCGCAACTTTGGACGGGGGGATGCCCTGAACTGTGAAATCTGCCGCCCTGCCCCTCCGGTGCTGGGATGCCTCAGAACCGCCTACAGCACGATTGTGGGACTCACAACGGCACCCGCTGGTTATGGTCACAGGAACGCCAAAGTGCGCCCGTATCTTGTCCAGTGCAGCCACAAGGCCATAGTCAACCGTGTCGAACCCACAACCGCACTTGCAGGCGAATTCAGCGCGGGTGAAGTAGGGTGTCGGCCACTTCATTTAAATATCACCTGTTCAGCCGCCGCGCCCGGTATGGTAACCCGCACCGTCTCCCTCGGCGCGTCCTCGCTTCTGCGCCTCAAAGTCTCCTCTGAGGATAGTGTATCGGCGGTCAAGGATGTCAACCCGAGCGTGGCAGTCGCGTATCTCATCCTGGAAACTGTCTGCCCTATATCCGAGGCTCTCGACCCGTGAAGCCAATACCGCGATTTGGTCTGCGCTGGCCCCACGGCTTGCTTGGATGAGGTCAGACACAACACCGCCCACGCTGCTAACGATAGCAACCAGAACAGGGACGCACACAACCAAAACACCCCGCTTATGGACAAGGATGTGACTAGACTTGCTATTGTTTCCATCGGTCATTTACCTCATTCCTTCCATTACCCGCTGCGGTTAAAGCGCGTTTCCATGGTTTCCGCATGGTCTAACACCGCATTACTAGCCGCCACGCCTGCCTGGTTGCTATCCGCCCCGCTGGCTATCGCTGCCGCGTAGGCTTTTACCCATATATACAGGCTGGCATCGCCGCGCAGATTCTCACCCTCAAACGCATCCAATGCCGCACTAGCCGCCGTCACCTTGTCAGTAGGTGCAGCAGCGTATATCTCAGCGAAAACGAAGTCATACTCATCAATATTCACCAATACGCCCTCCGAAGTACGAAGGCCTGCCACTCCCAGTCCTGATTGTTCCTGCCACGAACCTGAACCTTTACCGTGTCCGGGCCGCTGTTAATAATCCGGGTGGCCAGTTGTGCATTGCCCACCTCATACAACTGGGTATCACTATGGTCAGCACCGCCATCGTCATACATCACAAACGGGCGATTCGCTTTATAGTAAGGGTCGCCAGCAGTGCCATTCCCACCAATCCTGCTTGCGGCAAACACTATTAGTCCATGGTATGCCTCGCCACCTGTCAGCGTGTACTCAACAAGGTCAGTCCAAACGCTGCCGCTGGTGGTCGCGGTGAGCAGTGGCCCAGGCAATCCATCAGTGGAGAAGGTGTCAATAGTGCTACTTAGGTCATTATGGGTACGGTTAATCCATGTCCATGTGTAATAGAACATTTCCCGCAGGTTGCTGACGCCTTGGCGCGGGGCGAAACCCATCAGGGCACCCGGTTAACCCAAAACTGAAGCTCACGGTCATTAACCGCCCCCGTGTACCCCAAGCTGCCAAGGTACGCATACCACGCATCATTGCGCTGATATTCGGCTGTAGTAATTCCCAGCTTTGCAACCAAGAACTCTTGCCACGCATCAGGCAGGTTGTTTGCAGTAGCGCCCTCAAACTGGAGCCACTGCAATAACATGTCATTGGTGGCACCTGTGTAACCAGATGCCCTCAATGAATCAAAGCGCGCGTCCGTTATCGTAGGCATGGCTAGTTACCCGTACTTGCCTCAAGCCACACCTGCTCCAGTTGCTTGAAGGTTTCAGCCAGCCTGCCGCTCTCCTGGTTGGTGATAATATCCGCGCCAATCTCCAGCCGACACTGGCTGGCCGTGGGGGTTCCATCAACCTCAATCTGGCCATTACCGCCGCCAACATCAACATGCAGGATGGTGGGGCCAGTCGCAGGCAAGGAGCCGAGATTGTTCTGCGCGTATCGGTGCAATGACCGGAACGTACCAACAACAGATTGCCGCCTTGAAATATCCACGCTTGCAGCCGCCCAGATAGCAACCTCATCAGCCCCTGTGCCGGGAGCACCTGAGGCAATCGTGGCCTCCTTTTTATCCTGCTCAGTGCCCAGCTTAATACTGGAGTTGGCAGCCAAAGGGGGCTTCAAGCCATTACCACCGCCGCTACTGTCGCCAAGGAAGGCCATAGCAATAACATCAACAGCCGCAGGGCTGCCGCCATAGGGGTTCTGGAAAACGCCATCAGCCGCCGTGCCGTCCGCCGTGCCGTTCTGCCCGGAAAATGCTACATCAGGGTCAGCACTAATAATCCCCGTATTTGTTCCCCCAGATGCCGCATCATCGCGGACGGCGGCGATGGTGTACGTCACGCCATCCTGTAGCGCGTACTGCTCGCCCAGCGGGTAAGTGCTATAGCTGTCGCGGGTTTCACCTGAGTTTGATGACACCTCCCAGCTATTAACGAACTGGTCAGGTACACCACCGCTCACCGTATACAGGGCGAAGCGCGTTACCCGAAGGCCAGGCGCGTCTATCCTGATAGTCACCTGGTCAATATAGTCACCCGCTGACGCTGTGTGCCAGTGTGAAGCGTCCTGGCCCGCAGTTTTTGTGCCGTTAGAGGCATTGAGAGCGGTATTAGTCCCGGCGTTGAGGTAGTCGGAAACACCAATAACGAAGGCCATATTACCCTCCAAAGTTAGTTCATCAATATACAGTTGCTTTGTGCCAGCCTCGTTGGTAAGGCTACCATAATCGCCATAAGCGATATACGTTACACCCCCGTCCTCCCATACCGCGCTGTGACCTATGCCATCAGGCTGACTGCCAGCCTGCTGCAAGGACATAGTGTGGGTGCCCAAATAGTTGGGACGGGTGGGGTCGGTGACATCGTAGAAAACCAGGCCCTTTTTGAGGTTGCCCAGCGCCACATAGTCGCGGGTGTTGTAGGTGAACCGCTGTATGCGGACACATGCCTGGTCATGCCTACCGTTAAAGATATCTTGGTCGGCCACCGGCAGAATATGAGTGGTCACTATCTGAGGTTTTGCGGGGTCGTGGACATCAACCACCTGGAGTCCGCTGGTGGACGGTGTGCCGGTCGGGTCGCTGGACTGGATGGAAAGGAACAGCCAGTTCTCATCTTTTGACAGCACCGCGTCCCACGGGCGGAGCGCAGTGTTCTGGTCATCGCGTAGCGGCGTTATCGTGCTGTAGCGCCCATCTGACAGCGTAGATTTCGGGACAATACGAACACCGTTCTGGTAGGCTGCAACGTACATATAGCCGGACGGGTCACTGTCAACCGTGCCGCCCTGTGTCTCGTGCTGCCTTGCCGTGTAGTTCTGGTTCACCGCGACCGGCGTCGATAGGTCTGCCGGGTCGTACTTCTTTAGCCCTGACTTCTGCACAGAGCAATACAAGTGCGTGCCGTCATATGTCATATCTGACAGCATCTCGACACTATACGCGGGAGCGCCCGCGCCCCCGTTATGGTCGCTGGACGTTGCCCACGGACTCCGCAGTGCCCAGTTAGCGGGTAGCGGGTCGCTGACATCGTAGGCGTATATCATCGACTGCTGGCCCGCTGCCGTGTACGGACTGGAGCGGTAGATTACATATGCCTCCGCACCAGGCTGGCCGGGGGTGCCCTTCACCTGTACCGTGCGGAGGAAGTAGTTACCCAGCAAATCACTCAGTCCGTCCTCGGATTTCGTCTGGTCACTAAACACCAGCGGCGCGTTGCCGTTCGCGACATCTGATACATCAAACACGCGAATGCCACCGTGGTCAGTGCCGGTAGCGGAGTTGCCCTTGGCGCAAAAAAGGTAATCCCCGTATTTGTAGACGCCCCAGAATTCGCTGTTATCCGTCAGCCCTGAGCCGTCAGTAACAACCTTGGAGACCGTCTTAACCGCGCCACTCTTGCCACCACGCGCCGCCGAGATTGTCAGCGTTCGCTGCTGGTTGGGGCTGGTCGATAGTGGGTTGCTGAAAGTCACCGTGTACTGCCCAGCCGTTAGCTGAGCGGGGAGGTTGGCCCGGTCGTCAGAGGTGACATTGCCGCCACTATCCAGCCAGTCGGTTATCAGCGGGTCGGTGCTGCTTATGCTGGTCTCGCCCGCAGGGAAAAACCGCTCGGTAGATGCCGGGGCGGTCATTTCGTTATCGTTCAGCGTAGCCAGGAACGCGCTTGTGACCTTCGTGGTCAGGTTCCCGTCATCCAGCGGGTCATGGACAACGTGCAGATAATATGGCCGGTTATAGCCAGTGGTGGACGGAAACAGGTTTTCAGTCCAGGTGCCCAGGTTGACGGTGCCGGTGCCAAAGCCGGTAATAGACTGCCCGAAATTCACGCAGGCAGATGGTTCAATAGCCGCAGGCGCGCCAGTACTTACCAGAAAGTAAATCGTCCCGCCAGCAGTGTCAGTGTCCACCGCACAATCAAGGGATGTTGTTGTGGCGTTCGATAGCGTGGGGTTACTTAGCGCCACTAGGTATCACCGTCTAGGAAGCAGGGGCTAAGCCAGCTTCTTTCAAACCCTGCGCTACCGCAGTGCCCAAGCGTGCAGCCTCTTCATCAGCACGCTTCTGCGGGGCTTCCAGGCGCTCTTTAGCCAAACGAATCCGTTCCTTCTTCGCAACCTCAAGGTCTTTGTCATACTCGCCAGATAGAACGTATTCCACCTTGCCAACCATGACACTGCACGCGTTGCTAATCTGCTCAGCACTGTAACCCTCAGCAGACATACGCCGCATACGGATTACCTCAGAGGCGCGGAAACTGTTTCGCTTGATAGCCATAAGAACTCCTAATCAATAAGTTCCTCCCTACTCAGCCAAAGCCTTTCGGGAGGGGGTCAGTTATACCGCAGTGGCCAGGTCAGCCAGTACGATGTGCTCATCTTCCACACGCACAGCACCGAACGTGGCGCGGCAGTAGATGCGCCATGCGAAACTGATAGTGGGGTCTTCCTGAACGCGGGCAACAATTTCCTCATTCACCTGAAGGCCCAAGGCCTTGCGGGTCATGACGATGTTGTTGACACGGCCAGCAGCAGGGATGTTCAGGCGGGTTGAAGGAACCCACGTGTAGCCCATGTGCTTGACAATCTGGCCCTGCTCCAGCGGACGCATACTGTTGTAGTCGGCTGAAGTGAACTCAGTCAGTTGCAGCAGCTTGCGAACGTTGCCAGGGTCAAGGAACCAGACCTTTTCTTCGTCAGGGTCGATGTCGTTGTTGAGGAACTTCTCAGTTACCTCGGTTACCAGGTCGTAGGTGATGTTGGTAGAACCGTCACCCACCTGCTGACCAGCAGGCAGGGCGACAGTGCCACCGTTACCGTCATCAGCATCACGCTCAGCCGCGTCAAAGATTTCATCATCAATGGCGCGAACCATGGCCATGGCCTGTGAGTTTGCGATTGAACTGTTGGGGTCAATCAGCACCTTTACCAGGTCTTCCGGCTCAGTCGTGTCACCCGTGTGCCAGGTGCCAGGCGTTGAACGGCGGCGACTGAAAGGATAGTTATCCTCAGGCGTCTGCACGTTGCGGCCTGTAGGCCCACCCACCGGGGTTTTCAGCGTTGCTTCGGCATCGCCAATCCGCTCCCAGTTGTGGCCTTCGCCGTTGGTAGAACGTTCCATCACCCACGGACGGGCACGGGAAATCATCTGCTGGGCGAGGTAACGGACGTTACTCTCGTATGTTTCAATGTGGACATTTTCCACTGAGGCATTACTAGTCATCGTAATTCTCCAAGTAAGTTAAATAGAGTTTACGCATTCCAGTAATCCCCCAGCGGGGGGGCTATTACGCTTGGCGTTTAACGTCACCACCCAGGACGTTTGACAGGTCTACAAGGGACGGTCGCCCGTAATCCGCCTGTCAGGCCGCTGAAAGCCGTTGATACTCAACCAGCTTCTCAAGCAGCGGTTCATAACGCTTGTCAGCAGGGGACATGTCCTTCAACTGGCCACGTACCTCCTGCGCCTTGTTCATTGCCTCAAGCGGGGTAAGGCCACGTGCCTCACTGCCTGCCTGTGCGTTGAACTCATTTCCCTCACCGCCCATGTCGATAATCTGGTGCGCCAGGTCTGACAGTGCCAGAAGGGAACCTGAGTCCATTGTACCGTTTTGCATCGCCTCTGCAATAGCCGGATGTTTGTCTTTCAGCATCGCCACAGTGCGGACAATATGGTCATCCTTCGCCGCACCCAACGCCTCAGCAATCGCCGCGTTGTTGTCCTCAGCCCACTTGGCACCATCTGCCTTAGCCTGCGCCTGGTCGCTAGCAATGCGCTCAAGGGCCATCTCATACTGGCGTTGATTCCACTTACTGTCGAAAGCAATCTGTTTCAGCTTCTCAAGGTCAACAGCCTCAGTATCCAACCCCTCAACCTGCGGGTCAGTGTACTCCTCAGGCTTCTCAGGGTTGGGGCTGTAATCGTCAGGCTTGCGGTACAGGGTAGGGTCTACCTCCATCACACGCTTCCGAAACGCCTCAATGTCCGCCTCAGCCGCCTCCGGGGCAGGTATCTTCAAGTGAGTGTCACCGATATTCCCCTGCACCTTGGCAGCGTTGGCCAGCTTCGCCGCAATGTTCTCAGGCGTATCAACCTTCCCCTCCTTGTCAGGGCGCAGATACGGCGAATCCTTCAGGACATCCGGTAGATGCTGGTGCCACTCAGTAGGGTCAATTACGGTTCCGGTAG